CCACCGCGCAGCTCAGCAGCCTTAACGGTGGGGCGCTCAGTGGTGCTCGCAACCGCATCATCAACGGCGACATGCGGATCGACCAGCGCAATGCTGGGGCGAGTGTGACGGCATCTACCACAGTTGCACGCACTTATACGCTTGACCGTTGGCACTATTACGTAACTCAAGCATCCAAATTTACTGTTCAACGCAATGCGGGCACGGTAACGCCACCAAGCGGCTTTGATTATTACCTGGGTGTTACGTCCTCATCCGCTTATTCAATAACCGCGTCGGATCAATTTTTAATTAGCCAACTTGTTGAAGGATTCAATTTAAGCGATTTTGATTTTGGCAAGGCCAGTGCGAAATACATAACCCTGTCCTTTTGGGTAAGGTCTAGCCTGACTGGTACATTTGGTGGAGCATTAAACAATTCAGGTTTTAACAGGACTTACGCATTTTCCTATTCAATCAGCGCAGCTAACACTTGGGAGCAAAAAACCATTACGGTCCCTGGCGATACTTCAGGAACTTGGGTTGCCGATAACGGTGTTGGCATTGCTATTACTTTTGGACTTGGTTGCGGAACAAGCGCCAGTGCAACGGCCGGTTCATGGGGAACATCTGGTGCTGTTTCCGCCACCGGAGCCACCTCTGTCGTCGCCACCAACGGCGCGACCTTCTACATCACCGGCGTCCAACTTGAAGCCGGCAGCGTCGCCACCCCGTTTGAGCGCAGGAGCTACGGGCAGGAGCTGGCGTTGTGTCAGAGGTATTTTACGCGACCTTTTAACAACATTCCGCAGAATGAGGGTGTTGGCCTTAGCACTAATTTAAACTCTACTGTTGGAGTTGCTGGTCCGTTTTTCATTCCCGGAATGAGAGCAACCCCTACAGCAACTCTTTCATCGGGAACGTTAGGTTTTGGCGGCAATGGCGGTTCAGTAAGTAGCTTTAGCCTCGTTACTTATGGAAACGGCATAAGCAATGTGCATTTAGCAATTGGCTATACTGGAACAAGTCTTCAAACTTGGGGTCCTGGTCGAATTACTAATACTTCAGCCACAGCCTTAAACATTGATCTTTCCGCCGAGCTGTAACCCATGACATACCAACTCACCCAAGACGAAATGATCTTCCGCCTCGCGGACAACGCCTTCATCCCACCCGACCCCGCCAACACCGACTACCAGGCGTACCTTGCTTGGCTGGAAGCCGGCAACACCCCCGAGCCTGCCCCAGAGCCCGAGCCCGTCCCCGAGCTGACGCCTGCTGAAAAGCTGGCCGCTAGTGGGCTGACGGTGGAGGAACTAAAAACACTTTTAGGCATTGCCTAATCTATCCACATAAGTATCATGCTTACCATTCTTGGCCTTAAGGTCTCCTATGAGACCATCGTTTTCTTCGCCCTGTTCTTGGGTTCTGAAGTTATCGGTGCATCTAAACTCAAATCAAATAGTGTTGTTCAACTGATTCTTGGCGGTATTGCCGCCCTGAAGCCTCTGCGTAAAGAGGACGACAAGCTTAACCAAGTCAAAAACATCTTTAAAGGTTGAGGCTATGGTGCTGCTTCCGGTGAAGCAGTATTACGCCCAAACTGATAGTGCAACTGGTCATGGAGGCCGGATGTGCTTTAGCTCTACATGTGCTATGGCCATCAAGTACCTCCTACCAGATGCTCTTAAAGGGAGTAATGCTGACGATACATACTTAAAGACCGTACTTAAATACGGTGATACAACGCAAGCTACCGCACAGATTAAAGCCTGTGCTCAATACGGCATCCTTGCCACGTTTTACACCACCGGAACCAAACAAAAGCTCCTGTTTGAACTTCAACAGGGCTACCCAGTAGCAACAGGCATCCTTCATCACGGTCCAGCGACTGCCCCAACAGGTGGTGGTCATTACATGCTGTTGATTGGTGATGACGGAGCTAAGGGCATCTTCCACGATCCCTACGGTGAACTAAATAATACCAACGGCGGCTATGTAAAAGTCGGTGCTGGTGGTATGTCAGTTCGTTATTCCTGGGCTAACTGGCTCAAACGCTGGGAAGTTGATGGTCCTGGGACTGGTTGGTTTATGACTTTCAGAAAACAATGATTGAAGCAATCGTCTCAGGCACTGTTGCCGTTTTTACTGCTGTTGTTGCCCTTCATTCTCGTATGAACACTCGCATTAACGAAGTTGACTCACGTATTGACCGTGTAGAACTTCGCATTGCAGAGAAATATGTCCAACGTGAAGAGCTATCTTCAGCTCTACAAAAGATGGAGGATCACATGATTCGCATCGAAAATAAACTTGATCAGATCGTACTTCGCAATGGCAACTAAAAAACGAGCCACAGAAGACCAGTTCAACGAACTCCATAACCTTGTTACGTCTGAGTTCCTGGCACGTATCAAGTCTGGAGAAGCATCGACTGCAGATCTCAAGGCTGCGTGTGACTGGCTGGCTAAGAACGACATCAGCGGCGTTGCTTACGAAGGTAACCCCCTGGATAAGTTGGCGTCTGTGATGCCAAAGGTAGACCCTGAGATGGTGCAACGGAGGCTGTATGGCACAAAGCACGTCTGAGTACTACAAAAAGAATCCTGAGGCACGTAAACGTCGACAAAAGCAGCAATCTAAATACAACAAAACCAACAACGGTCTAAAGATCCGTACAAATGCCAACAAGCTGAACCGACAGCTTGGCACCTACGGAAACGGTGACGGAATGGATGCCTCCCATACAGGTCCAGCAAAGGGAAAGGTTGAAAACCCCTCAGCCAACCGTCGCAGACCCCGTACTGGCCAGAAGTACGCATGACCCCGTTACTACCAACGCCTGATCACTACCTCCAAAACCTAATAACGATGACAAGTCCAGAAGCAAAAAGGCTCTGGAGAAGAGCCATTAAGGAACACTTCAACTGTCAATGCGTTTATTGCGGAGAAACTTATGAATTACATGAACTTACACTTGACCACGTACGTCCTCGTTGTCTTGGCGGGGAAGATCTTACATCAAATCTTGTACCCAGCTGCTGGCAGTGTAATCAGGCAAAAGGTAGTAACAATTGGCTCCAATGGATGAGGAGCACATTTGGCATTAATCCATCCCGGGAAGGGATGATTCTTTCTCACATTAACTAATAATGGCACCTAAAAATAAAGCCAAGCAAAAGCCTGGCAGTATGCGGTCTCGTCAGCAGGCAAAGCTTAATAGTCAACGCGCACAAAAGTCTCCAATTGAACCCGCACCTCGCACGGGTCCCCGGCGGCAGCTTCCGCAAAGCAGCCAAGGACAAAACCGTGTGGGTAACTCCAGCCAGCCGTGGGGTGAACGGCAAGGGTCTGGACAACGTGTTGAACCCGTACGTGTTCGTGAAGTAGGTCGTCCTCAGCTTCCCGCTGGTCAAACTGTTCCTGAAAACCGGCGCCTGCCGGGGATGCAAGGCCCTCAGCCTGCGGCACGTCCTCAACGGCCTGGGACAAGCCGCCCTGCAACGGCAAGTCGCATGGAAGCCGCCCAAGCAAAAGCTGACAAGGCTGCTCAAGGTACAAAGTCATCGTCTGTTCGCACTGGCAGGCCTGCTAAGCCGTCTCGATTTGGCGGAGCATTTGGCAAAGGTAATGCCGCTGCAATTGCACTTGGGATTATTAATGCCGCTGATGACTCGCGGTTGTCGGATGCACAACGCCGGAGGAAATACGAGGTTGTCAACCCTGAGCGTGGCAATGACCTGCTAACCAAACTGCAAGAAGGTCGTCTTGGCACTTCAAACAGTTCGGCTAAACCCAAGCCCTCCAAGCCTGGTTCTGACGGTCGCTACGTTCCTGGCAAAGAGCAATCGAAGTTCACTGATACCGAAGCTGCAAAGCCTGCAGAAAAGCAACCTGCACGTCCTGTTCGTAGTGCTAGCCAACAGCCCACTACGGCTGTCCGCAACCCCTCTCCCAAGGCCAAAGCCAGCACTCCCTCTAAGCCTGCACCCAAAGCAAGCGAGACCTACCGCGACGGCGGTAAGGGCTTGTACCAAGGCTCTAAGGAGTACCGAGACAAGGTTGGCGGCTCTGGTAACCCCCTGCTGAACCGTTTCCGCAAGGAAATGGGTCTTGATCAGGCCACGGGTCAACGGGCTGATGCTCCAACGGCTGCCAAAGAAGCACCCAAGCAAGAACCAAAGGCTGCTTCCAAGTCTGGCGGTGAAGGCGTCAAGGACAGCCTGAAGATCGATCAAGCCGCAACCAAGGCTGATTCGTCGAAGTACTTCAACCAAGCATCAACCGACAAGATGCCCAAGTCTGAAACTGCTGAGCAACGCCGTAAGCGCGAACGGATGCTTGCTGCACGCAAATCAGGTCTTGCATAACTAACTCCATAAATGCGTGCCGCTCCTAACCATGGGGCGGCATTGCTTCTTATTGGCCCCTAGAAGCCCCTGGAAGGCCGTTATTTATCCACTCAGGTACATTCTATTATAATGCCTATAAAACGCCGTACAGAGGCTCCTAGGGGGGTCTCCGTGATTGAGTCCCTACAGCAAGATTTTAAGCTCTTTCTACAGGCTCTCTGGGGGCAGTTAGATCTGCCCTCTCCAACCCGCGCTCAATACGCCATTGCAGATTACCTGCAGCACGGACCAAAGCGACTACAGATCCAAGCGTTCCGGGGTGTTGGTAAGTCCTGGATCACGGGAGCCTTTGTGTTGTGGACCCTGTTCAACAACCCAGAAAAGAAGATCATGATTATCTCCGCTTCTAAAGAGCGTGCAGACAACATGTCGATCTTCCTGCAGAAGTTGATCATCGAGACCCCGTGGCTGGTTCACTTGCGCCCTAAAAGTGACGATGCCCGGTGGTCGCGGATCTCTTTTGATGTGAACTGTTCTCCGTCCCAGGCACCGTCCGTCAAATCAGTCGGTATTACGGGTCAGCTCACGGGTTCTCGTGCTGACCTCATGATTCTTGATGACGTGGAGGTGCCTGGTAACTCCATGACGGAGATGATGCGAGAAAAGCTTCTTCAACTGTGTACAGAGGCCGAGTCAATCCTGACCCCAAAGGAAGACTCCCGCATCATGTACCTTGGTACGCCTCAGACCACCTTCACCATTTACCGCAAGCTGGCTGAACGAAACTACCGTCCGTTTGTGTGGCCTGCTCGATACCCCCGCAAGCTGTCCCAATACGAAGGACTGATCGCCCCTCAACTCCAAGAGGACATCGATTCCGGTGCCGAAGCGTGGGGTATTACGGATCCAGACCGCTTCAGCCATGAAGACCTGCTGGAACGGGAAGCCGCTATGGGTCGGAGCAATTTCATGCTCCAGTTCATGCTTGATACGAGTCTTAGTGATGCAGAAAAGTTCCCACTTAAATTCCAAGACCTCATCATTACCGCTGTTAACCCGACTCAAGCGCCGGATTCTGTTGTGTGGTGCAGTGATCCTCGTAATGTGCTCAAGGATCTGCCTACAGTTGGCCTACCGGGTGATTATTTCTACTCCCCGATGCAGCTTCAAGGAGAGTGGAGTGCGTACGATGAAACGATCTGCAGCGTGGACCCGTCAGGTCGAGGCACTGACGAAACAGCTGCCACCTACATAAGTCAAAAGAACGGCTTTCTGTACGTCCACGAGATCCGTGCGTACCGAGACGGTTACTCCGACACCACCCTTCTTGACATCCTTAGAGGGTGCAAGAAGTACAACGTCACCAAGCTTGTCATCGAGACCAACTTTGGTGATGGCATCGTGGCTGAGCTGTTCAAAAAGCACCTTCAACAGACCAAGCAAGCCATTGGTGTTGAAGAAGTCAGAGCCACCGTCCGCAAAGAGGAGCGGATCATTGATGCCCTGGAACCCATCATGAACCAACACCGCCTCATCGTTGATCGTGGTGTGGTCGAGTGGGATTACAACTCCAACCCCGACGACGCACCAGAGAAACGACTCCTGTACATGCTGTTCTACCAGATGAGTCGCATGTGCCGGGAGAAGTACGCCATCAAACACGATGACCGTCTCGACTCCCTTGCACAAGGCGTCAAGTACTTCACCGACGCCATGGGCATCTCAGCCATGGAGGTGGTCAAACAACGGAAGATGGAGGAGTGGAGCGACATGCTCCAGGGGTTTATCGACGACCCCCAATGCGAGACCAACCACATCGTTCTTGGCATGTCTCTAGACCAAAAAAGACAAGCCAGAGGCAATTCCAAAAGTTCAGTCCCCACCTGGGTTTAAGACCGATCCCACCCGTATACAGGGGAGATGGAAGGGTGGACCGGAACCCCTGTACGGGGGAAGACAAGTCAAACAAAGACAATCTTCCCCTTTTATTATGTCCCTGGGAATGGACATCTAAAAAGTACCACCTTTAACTCACTCCCTTCAAGAACTTAATTCCGGATATACCGGATGTCCTGGAAGGGACATCATTTATATCACTAATTAGACAGCATGTCTGCTAACCACCAAGCAACACAAACACTTCACTGCGTTCAGCTGATTCACATTACCCCTGATGCAGAAGAACTTATTGCCTATATGGCAAGAGTATCTAATCCTTCTAATCAAACCAACACTAAGACAAGTGCTAGGTTAATTAGATACCTCATTGAACACAAACACTGGTCTCCCTTTGAGATGGTGAACATGTGTGTTCAAATAGAAACTACTCGGTCTATAGCAGCTCAAATCCTTCGGCATCGGAGCTTTTCCTTTCAAGAGTTCTCCCAACGGTACGCACGGGTAGAAGAGATTCCCCGTAGTCCTTCCCTTCGGCGTCAAGATCAAAAGAACCGACAGAACAGCATTGATGATCTAGATGAAATAATTAAGACAAACCTTGATTACGAGATTACCAAGCACTTTGCAGCCGGTGTCCGTCTGTATCAACAGATGTTGGACTATGGAGTGGCTAAAGAGTGTGCAAGAGACGTGCTTCCCTTGGCAGCTCCAACCAAGCTGTACATGAATGGAACCATTCGGTCTTGGTTGCATTACTGCGACCTTCGTACCTCCAACGGTACTCAAAAGGAACATGCAGTGATTGCTGGTCAAGTACAAGACCTGCTGTATCAACACCTTCCTAATGTTTGTGAGGCGATGTGGGAAAAGAACTTAAGTTAAATGAGTTCCACACACTGTATGTGACGTGGAAACAAGGCATCCCCTGGTTTGATCACCTGCTGCTTGGTCTGCTGGTCTGGATTGAACGGTGGGTGATTGATCAAAGGGTAGACACAGAGCTTGATACTGCTATTGAGCAGTTTCATGCTGAGGCTAAAAAGGTTGAGCCTGATTATGTGACTCCTGTATATACAGAAACGCTCTCAGAGGGCTCTACAAGCCTCCCTGAGATGCGTTTAACTGCTCCTTGGTACACTGACTCCTAAATATAATTTAAGGGGCCTTCCTGAGGCTTATAGATGGGTCTCAAGAATGAACGCCATTAGGTTGCTAATGCTTCGTCCTTCTTCGGTGCTTTTACTGACGAGTTGTTGGTAGGTTGACCACGACAAAGTGGCGGTGACACGGACTGGTTTGCGTGTCGCAATTGTTGAAAGAGCTTGCAGGTTGGCCTGGGCTCGTAAGACTTGGGTCATCAGCTCAATCCTTGGTTGAGTTGGTCACGGGGTCGGTGTTGCAAGCACGCGGCCCCACCTCAATAACGTATCACAGTGATGTGAGTTGGTCTCAGAGTGCAGCAGATCTGGCTCACTTTCCGACAAAAATTTCTGAAGGCATATAAGCGGTGTAACAGGGCCGCAATCCCCCGTGCCGGGGGTGCTGAACGTGCCACTAGATCAATAATCTAGTCGCCAGAAGGCCCTAAAACACTAGATGTAGCGTGATTCTGGGGCTGGTGACACTAGATCTACCACGGAAACCGTAGGCGAGCACTGGACTAGTACAAAATTATTAGGCTCGATCTGTAGCGCCTCCCTGTCGTGTGGCAGTGCAGCAAGTTGCACAGTATCCGCTGCAGACTGCATCCACTTGTGGGCACAATTGCTGCAGATCACATCAGTGGTCCGCACATCGACAGCAGAATAAGGGCACGCAGCCAGTCTCCGATGGGGCGAGACTGAGGCCATACAGCAGCCTGGCCAGCTGCAGCTGAGCCCACACCCTTTGCCCATTGCATCCAC